GTAGTGGATAAATTCACAAAGACCACAGCGGCGGGGGAGGATACACTTGCGAAGTTGGATGATGTGCTGAAAAAGATTGGTGGTGCAGGAAATGAAACGTGATGGATTCAGCGACAAACAGAATGAATACTTTGATAATGCCAATCACCGATGGAACTTCAAGACCGGCGCCACCAGAAGCGGAAAGACATTCATGGATTATTATATAATCCCCCAGCGTATCCGGGCGAGAATCGGAAAGCCCGGCCTTGCGGTCATTCTGGGCGTTACCAAATCCACCATCGAGCGCAACATCTTGGAGCCTATGCGTGATATATGGGGCGCTGATCTGGTTGGAAGTATCAACAGCCAGAATATTTGTTATCTGTTTGGAGAAAAGGTGTACTGCCTTGGCGCTGAAAAGGTCAGCCAGGTGTCAAAGCTACGGGGATCCTCTATCAAGTATGTGTATGGGGACGAGGTGGCAGACTGGAACGAAGAAGTATTTGAAATGCTGAAATCCCGTCTGGATAAGCCCTATAGCTGCTTTGATGGAGCACTCAACCCACAGGGGCCGAACCACTGGCTGAAAGAGTTTCTGGACAATTCAGAATTAGACATATACTGCCAGAAATACACCATATTTGACAATCCGTATTTAGATCAGCAGGTGGTGGACGAACTATGCAAGGAGTATGCTGGGAGCGTCTACTACAAGCGCTATATCCTGGGAGAGTGGGCGCTGGCCGAAGGGCTGGTATATCCCATGTTCAGCCGGGAAAAGCATGTGGTGAATGGTGCAGTGGAATATCACCCACGGAGTCAATATTATGTATCTATCGACTATGGCACGGTAAATCCATTCGCCGCCGGAATTTTTGAATTTGACGGCAAAGGCGCGACGCTGATAAAAGAGTTGTATTACTGCGGCAGGGACAGAGACCGTGTGGACAATGAGGGGTATTATAAAATGCTTTGCGAGTTGATCGGCGATCTTCCCATTGAGTTTATCGTGGTAGACCCTTCTGCTGCCGGATTTATCGAGACCATAAAAAAATATGCGAAATACGTTGTAAAGGGAGCAAATAACGACGTTTTGAATGGAATCCAGGAAGTTACAAAGTACCTGAACTATGGGCTGTTTAAGGTACATGAGAGTTGTGAGAACACCCTAAAGGAATTTGAGTCTTATGCGTGGGACGATAAAAGTAACGAGGATGAAGTGATAAAGGAAAATGACCACATGATGGACGCTATCCGATATATGATTTATGGCGTGGCGAGAATGTTGAACAGGTGGATTATATGAGCGTCTAAGAACTGTTAAAAAAGTGACAAATAAAACATGACGTAAAAATACTCCCCGAATATTTTGAACTTGTAATGCTCGGAGTAAAGAAATTTGAAATCAGGAAAGACGATAGAGGCTTTAAACCCAACGATACGTTTGTTCTGCGCGAATGGGACGGAGAAAACTATACCGGACGCTGTTTCATGCAAAGCATAGGATATGTTTTGAGAGATTGCCCAGAATATGGGCTTAAAGAAGGTTACTGTATATTCTGTTGGTAGGTGTGATAGATGGGACTGATTACATGGATAAAGGCGGTGTGGAACAAATTGTTTAAAAAAGAAATCAAGGAGCGGTTCAACGCCGATATCCTCCTGTCGGACGTGATGGAGACATGGATAAACCAGTTTTACAACATTACCAGCGGTAATCCGCCGTGGAAAGACCCGGAAGATGACATAGATAGCATCAACTGGGCAGGACAGATTGACGATATCACCGCAGGCCTTGTGACGCTGGATATCGGTATAGAAATGCCGGATACGCCCAGGGGACAATATCTGCAACAGCACGCAAATTACGTTTTGCAGATCATCCATGATAAGGTGTCCGAAGGGCTGGGGAACTGCGGCATGATGTTTAAGCCGAATGGCGAGAACGTGGATTACATAGAGCCTGGCAACTTTGCCCCCACGGATGCCGACAGCAACGGAAATATCTTAGGTTGCGTATTCCAGAGCCAGGTGCAGCGCAACGACTGGACATATACAAAGCTGGAATACCACCGCTTTGAGAAGGTGGCCGGGGAAGATGGACAAGAGCAAAAAATATACCGGATAAGCAACTATTGCTATAAAAAGCGCAGCACAAACGCAGTGCTTAACAGCCTGGGAGACCCGTGCAAGCTTACAGAAGTAAGAGAATGGGCGAATTTGCTGCCGGAGTGGGAAGTGAGTAATATCGACCGCCCCCTCTTTGCATACTTTAAAAACCCGGCGCCTAACCGGCTGGACAGATCAAGCCCGCTGGGAGTACCGATTTGGCACAACTGCCTAAAAGAGTTAAAGGATATGGATGTGGCATGGAGCCGCAAGGGCAGCGAGGTAGAGGACAGTAAACACATGACCTTTCTGCCGTCATCCGTTATCAGGTATGCAGATCAGCACAATGTTAAACTGCCGAGATGGGTTAAGGGCGTGGAGTATGGAAATGGTGTGGAGTCGGATAACAGCATACATGAGCATGTATCCACCCTCCTGACTGACCAGAGGATTGCGGATATCAACTCCATTTTGGCTATGATCTCTACAAAGTGCGGGTTTTCCCAGGGCATGTTTGTGCTGGATGAGAAAACCGGCATGATGACGGCCACGCAGGTAGAAGCGGACGATCAGGAAACAATCAGAACGATTAAAAACATCCGTGATGCACTGCAATCATGCCTGAACAATCTGTTTTATGCGCTGGATAAGTTTGCAGATTATTACACCAACATACCGCCCGAAAACTGGAACGGCGTTACTCTTTCGGATGGAACGCAGGTCGAAGGACTGGAAGAATCCATAAACTATAACTTCGGGAATATCCTGTATAACTGGAATGAGGACAGGGCGAACTGGTGGAATTACGTCACGCAGGGGAAAATGCCACCGTGGCTGTATTTTGTGAAGTTTGAGGGGATGAGCGAGGACGAAGCGAAGAAGCTGGTCGCCGAAGCCCAGCCGAAAGAGGAACCGGGATTTTTTGGGGAGGAATAGGGATGTTTGACAATAGGCTGAAAAAGTGTTGTGAGGATTGCCGCAATATTAATTTGAAATGCGGAACCGGAGAAATAGCAGCAAGAAATGTTTTAGGCGATTACGAAAGGAATACGTACTCTTTCATTGCCTGCGAGCATGAGCGTGTTTGCAAGAAATACATCGAGTGCGATCAAGAACAAAATGGACAACTTGTGCTCTATGACGCAAACGGAAACAGACTGGGAACATGGGAAGAACTTTTTGCTGACCAGTTTCGGAAAACCTACGGAACAGATTTTGTAAATTGCAGCAAAACAGAGGAATGATATGCAGACCCCCCAATACCTTGCCCACATCGCCGACGGCAGCGAAGAAATAGCCTCCCAACTCCACACATACCTAATCAAAGAAATCGTCGATCGAATGATGATCCGCATAGGCCGTGGGGAAGATTACCTGCTCACATCCTCCGACGAGTGGCGTATCCGCATTATGCAGGAAGCCGGGTATCTTTTGGAGGATATCACGGCAGAACTGGCGAAATACACACGGATTCAGGAGACCGAAATCAGGCAGGCCATGCAGGACGCCGGCGTTAAGGCCATGGAGTGGGATGCGAGAATTTATGAGGCCGCCGGTCTCTCGCCGCTGCCCCTCTGGCAGTCTCCGGCACTGGTACGCTTGATGGAGCGCAACTACCGGGCGACCATGGGCGAATGGAGGAATTACACCAGAACCACCGCAAAAGCCGCACAAATGGATTTTATCAATGAGTGCGACTTTGCATACCATAAAGTCAGTACCGGCGCTGTATCGTACACACAGGCGGTCAGAGAGGCTGTTGAAAATATAGCATCCGCCGGCATAACCATGGTAGAGTATCGGAGCAGGAATACTGGCGATATCCGGAAGGACACGATTGAGACAGCGACGGCCAGGGCGGTGAGAACCGGCGTAGCGCAGGCGAGCGCCCAGATCAGCCTCAAGCGCATGGAGGAGATGAAGTGGGGCATTGTGCTGGTGTCTGCCCATGTGGGAGCCAGGGATAAGGGTGGAGTGCCGGAGAATCACTCTCTCTGGCAAGGAAAATTCTACAGCTTGCCACAGTATGACCACACATTCCCAGATTTCTATTACTCCACCGGCTACGGCGATATCACAGGGCTATGCGGCGTGAATTGCCGTCACAGCTTCGGACCCGGGGACGGCAGGAACAACCCATGGGCGGCTGATAAGATCAGCACCGAGGAAAACCACCGGGTATACGAAGCAGAACAGCGTCAACGCACCCTTGAGCGTCGCATCCGCAAGACCAAACGTGAGGTTATGGGGATGCAGGAAGCTGTGGAGAAGTGCCAGGACGAAGGGGCAAAGGCAGTGCTGCAGCAGACGCTTGACCGTAAATCGTATCTGTTGGGCAAGCAGAACCAGGAGTATCGGGCGTACTGCAAGGAGAAGAACCTGCGAACACAGCAGGAACGCTTGCAGATTGCGAAATGGAGCCGGAAGGAAGCAAGCAAAGCGATTGCGGCGGCGAGGAGGTATGAGAAGAAATGAAAGATTTTAGTGAACAGATACAGACATTAAGACACGTTGCATACGCATATTCGAAAAATGGATTAGGAGCAATTTTGAACGAAGCTGCAGACACTATCGAAACCTTATCCGCAAAGCTGGTGGCAAATAGTGGCTGGATTCCGTGTAGTGAACGGTTGTCGGATAACAAAGGATGGTATCTGGTGTATGCAAAGAACCAAAGGCCGTTTGTTGCATACTTCAAGGGTAAAACATTTCCGCTGAACAATCATTATCATGAAATTGTAGCATGGCAACCACTCCCGGAGCCATATCATGAGTAGATGGCATCCATACAATCCCAGCCCCCTCCATGCCCGTGTTGGCGACTGCGCCGTCCGTGCGATCAGCAAGGCCATTGACCGGGACTGGGACACATCCTATGTTGTGCTGTGCGCTTACGGCTTTGAAATGAAGAACATGCCCTCCGGAAATTGCGTCTGGGGAGCGTTGCTCCGAAATCACGGATTCACCCGCCGCCCCATGGAAGGATACCCGAAACTCCTTTGCAGAGTGGAGGACTTTTGCCGGGAGCATCCGCATGGGCTGTATGTGCTTGGATGTGACGGGCATGTAGTGACGGCGGTGGATGGGGAGTATTGGGACTCGTGGGACAGCGGCGGGGAGACTGTGATTTATTATTGGGAGAGAGGATAAAAATGAGCGAAAAAGAATTAAAAGAAAAACTAAATGATGAATATACGCGCTGTATGAACGCCATTACAGGGGTTGACAAAGAAATGTGCAGACTTCAAGGTCGAAGAGAAGAACTTGAAGATCGGCGGCAGATGCTTTGGGAACTTATAAACGAGTAACGAGGTGATGGTATGAGAGAGATTTTATTCAGAGGGAAGCGGATTGATAACGGTGAATGGGCGGAAGGATTACCATCTTATGACGAAAATGGGAATCTGGCAGAAATAGAAGTATATAGGGGATTTTGCAATTGCAATATTTGCGAAATCGACCTTGGAACCGTCTGCCAGTACACCGGCCTGACCGACAGGAACGGCAGGAAGATTTTCGAGGGGGATATTGTCAGGCTTCCGAAATGTGAAAATGATATAGCCGTCTTTTCCTTGAAGGGATGCAATTATTTCCTTAAAGGAAAATGCTCGGATTATGAAATTGAAAATTGCGATGGCGAATACTTTGAAGTTATAGGAAATATTTTCGACAATCCCGATTTATGCGAATGAGGTATCACTATGGATTTTACGGAGTTTATAAAAGCATTTCTTGAAATCTGTGGCGGCATTACCCTGGTGGGTGGCACTGCTAAAGTGGTATACAGCGCCGCAAAACCCGGCATCTCCCTAAAAAAGCGTGTGGAAGTCCTGGAAGACCACGACAAGCGGGATTATGAAGCATTGAAGGGGATTGCTGATCGGGATGCGTTGATTCTCGAAGCTCTCATAACTATACTTGATAGCCAGATTACCGGGGATAATGTTGAGCAGTTAAAAAAAACACGAGGGAAGCTGATTGCGCATTTGGCCGAAAGTTAATAAGAGGTATATTTTTGAAAATCTGTGGATTCACGGAGTTTGAATTAAATTATTTTCGGAGATACTGCAATTTTACGGCGGAGGAACGGGAACTGTTTGAACTTCGTGCCGCCGATATGCCCCTTGAGATGTGCGCCGAAAAACTGAATGTGAGCGTGTCCACGGTAAAGCGGTGGAGCAGGCGGGTGAATAGTAAAATAATAAGGGTGGTGTGATACTTACCTGATACTTTTCTAAGTCTTTGATGAACTGTCAAAGGCTTATTTTTTATGCGAAAATATACCCATAGAATCGAACGGAGGAATCCTCACATGGGATATTTTATAGATCAGTATGGGCGGACAATGTACCAGCCAGACCCTATGCCAATGGACAATCTGTCACAACTGCGGGCACAAAGGCAGATGCCGCAGATTCAGCAGCCCACGCAAGGGGCGCAAATGCTCCCCACGCAACAGCCGCAGGCAAGCCAATCATGGGCTTATGTACAAGGCGAAGCGGCAGCAAAAAGCTGGTGTGTCGGGAATGGACAGTCGGTTTTACTGATGGACAGCGAATCCCCTGTTTTTTATATCAAATCAGCAGACGCATCTGGGATTCCGCTCCCGCTTAGGATATTTGATTACACAGAGCGGGTACAGAATGTCCCTCAGAGTGCGCCACAGGCCACACAGAGCGAGCCTGAGAACTTAGACGATAAATACGTTACCCGGCAGGAATATGACGCTCTACAAGCCAAATACATGGAGATTTTGGAGCGACTGAACAATTTTCCTGCCGCTGATAGCCATGCAGAGCCTGCCAAAAGAACAGAGAAGGCAAGCGGCGGCGCAAGAAATAAGGGAGGAAATGCTAATGAGTAGTCCGGTTTTTGGAGCAATGGGAAAGGGAATGCAGGGCGGACCTATGCAAATAATTCAGGAGTTTCAGAGGTTCCGGCAGCAGATGCAGGGGAAAAACCCAACAGAAGAACTCAACAAACTTTTGCAGTCCGGAAAAATCAGCCAGGAGCATTTAAATCAGGCACAGCAAATGGCTCCTTTGGTGCAGCAGCTTCTGAATGGAAAAATGTAAAATGATACATCACCGCATAGCGGTTTTGTAAATACACAATTGGAGGTAATTGTTACTATGACGGACGGATTAACTGCTTCTGATGTTGCCCTGTTAAGTGGCAATAACAGATCATGTAATGACGGCTTCGGCGGAGATTTTGGAGCGTGGATTATCCTGTTCCTGATTTTCGGTATGTTCGGCTGGGGCGGCTTCGGCGGCTGGGGCGGCGGCTTCGGTGGCGGCGGTGCTGTACAGGGCTATGCAACACAGGCGGATATTCAGAGAGGGTTTGACACGCAGGCAATCGTCGGCAAGCTGGACGGCATCAGCCATGGAATTTGCGACAGCACCTATGCAGTGACCGGCGCAGTGAACAACCTGGGCATGACGGTTATGCAGGGATTCTCCCAGGCGGAACTGTCCCGGTGCAACAGCCAGGCAGCGATTATGCAGCAGCTGACAACTATGATGTTCAACGCCCAGCAGTGTTGCTGCGAGACGCAGAGGGCGATTGATGGTGTAAATTATAACATGGCGAAAAATACCTGCGATCTGCAGAACACCATGAACAATAACACCAGAGATATCATCGACAACCAGAACACCAACGCAAGGGCGTTACTGGACAAGCTGTGTCAGATGGAATACAACGGCCTGAATGACAAGTATCAGGCGGCGATCGCAGAGAATCAGGCATTAAAATTTGCGGCTAGCCAGACGGCACAGAACGCATTTATTACGGCAAACCAGCAGGCGCAGACTGCGGAGCTGATTCGCAGACTTGGCATGGATTGCCCGGTCAATGCGGTTGTAGTTCAGCCGAGTACGCCAGTGTCTTTCCCGACTAACTGCTGCGGCCAGTTTAACGGCTGGGGCAACGGATGCGGGAATGGATGCAACTGTTAAAACTTCATATCGGAGTATCTTCCTTACGATATAGTGAGGATGTTCGGCGGATAGCCGTTATTACGCAGGGAGACAGGTTCGCTTCGTGCAGCCTGTCTTTTTGCGGTATGGAAGGAGAAATATATTATGGCGGAATATAGCGCAACGGCATTACAGACCGTCGCAGTAAACCAGAATGTACTTTTTACCGGTGGTGCGGATAACAACAACTGTTCTATTATCCACCGGGCAGATAGTGGGCTCGTTAATCTTCGTGGGCTGGTGAGGAATACTGGCGGTTGCAACTGTAACAAAAGGGCAAAATACAAAGTGACATTTGGGGCTAATATCTCAGTACCTACCGGCGGAACGGCGGGCGCAATCTCTCTTGCACTGGCTCTCAACGGCGAAGCGGTGCCGGCGACGCAGATGATCGTAACGCCGGCAGCGGCAGCGGAGTTTTTCAACGTGAGCCGGTCTTTCCATGTTGATGTGCCGGTCGGATGTTGTGCACAGCTGTCTGTAAAAAACACCTCAACGCAGGATGTGAGTGTGCAGAACGCTAACATTATCATTGAGCGTGTGGCGTAAGGAGGTGCAATATGAGAGACATGGAAAGATTATGTGATATCGTCGAAGAAGAACTGGGTAAAATCGCCGAAAAAGGGCTTACCACAGGCAACCTTGAAACTGCGTACAAACTGATCGACATGTACAAGGATTTGAAGAATACCAAATATTGGGACACAAAATCCGAGTACTATATGGCTGTTCTTGACGAGATGCAGGGCGGTGAGTACAGCGAGCGTGGCTACTCCCGTGATGGCGGTATGAACGGTGGCGGTTACAGCAATCGCAGAGACAGCCGGGGACGGTACAGCCGGGAGGGCGGCAATGATGGCGGATACGGCCAGGGTTCCTCTTACGCTAACCGGGGCAAGCATTATGTCCGTGGGCATTACAGCCGGGCTGATGGCCGTGACCCCTATGATGATTACATGATGGATAAGCAGTCCTACCGTACCGGCGGTAAGTCTGAGGACTGCAAAAAGCGGATGCTGGAAGCTTTGGAGGAGCACATGGAGATGCTTACACAGGAGCTGGGGGATATGTCAAAAGACGCTGACTGCCGGGAGGAAAGGGAGATGATTGCTCGATATATCGACAAACTGCGGAATATGATGTAATAAAAAGGGCGGTAGGGTTATCCTGCCGCCTGATTCCTTTTGATGATTTCGTTTTGCGCTTTAACACATATATTTTTATAAATCAATGCTTTATCTTTATTGTTCATGAGATTTTGATGGAACAGATTTCTTGCCATTCCTCTGATATATCTTAATTCGTCAGTTGTAAATTTTTCCATATCCTTCTCTCTTTCTCCCTGCATTACCCGGCAGGGACGGGATAAATTTACTGTCTGATGTAAGTCATTTGTGGAAGTATTATCTTTCCACTCATAACCGATGGAATGTCATTATAAAGCTGCTCTGCTTCTGATTTATCCGGCAAAAGTACATTCTCTTTGATGTACTCTCGAAGCTGTTCAATAGCGTTTGTCGTAAGACCGATGGCGTTAATATACAGCTTTTCACCCTGCTTCATTTCTTTAACGACATTCCTTAATGTTCTGATATTATTTGCGTTA